TATCAATTGATTTCCAGCGTTTTGATAAGCCACGCCATAAGACGTTCCGTTCAAAGCGTACAACTCTGTAATGTCGCTGTTAGTGCCTGACTTTGCGGCAACTAAGTTTGTTCTTGCATCATTAGCGTTTGTTGCCCCAGTCCCGCCTTGTGCTACTGTTACAGTTGTGTACTCATCAAGTAACCGCCACCATGCACTGCTGTGAGCAAAGTACATAGCATTGGTTGCGTGTGAGTGGGCTATTGCGCCGTGATAGGTTGAAGCAGACGGAAATGCCGCTTGGTTAGCAAAATAGAACGGGATAATACTGCCCACTTGCGGAGCAGTGATTGCACCAGTGTCAGAAACTGTGACCAAACTGTTTTGTACAATTTTGCCCGTAGTGCCATCAAACCTTGTGATTGCATTGTCTGTTGCAGAGGCGGGGCCAGACACATCACCAGCACCAGAAGGGGTAGACCAAACGCCGTCGCCCCGCCAAAACGTAGTGGCACTGGCTGATGTGCCACCGTTCAAATTGGCAACAGGCAAGTTTCCTGTGACATCCGCAGTTAGAGACACCGCCCCAAAAGTAGGCGCACCACTTGCATTGCCATGAAGGACTGTAGTTGTCGTGCCTGCGGCAGTAGTAGCCAAGACAGTCGCCGATGAGGCATAAGTTACGCCGTATTGCGTAAATGCCGACACAGCGCCTGTACCGCCATTTGTGTTTGCCAAAACACCAGCCAACGTAATTGTGCCAGCGGTTGTAATCGGCCCACCAGAAGTGGTCAAGCCTGTTGTTCCGCCAGACACGTCAATACTGGTAACTGTGCCTCCACCGCCTCCAGAACCGTTTGCCGCCGCCGTAAGTCGCCCTTGGGCATCAACAGTGATGTTAGCGGCAGTATATGTACCTGCGGTCACCGCCGTATTAGCAAGAGAAATTGTGCCTGTGGAGGTGATAGGGCCACCCGTGAGGCCCGTGCCTGTAGAGATAGACGTAACACCAGAACCAGAGGCAAATGCAGTCCAAGCACCGTTGTATCCCTCAAACAAACCAGTTGTTGAGTTAAAACGGAAGTTTCCTAGCGTAGATGTTCCGCGTTGGCCTGTTGTTCCCGCTGGCACGACGACCCCCCCAGAGCCGGGGATTACGGGGTCAGTAGCCAGAGAAAGCGTTGGATTACCGCTTACCCCAGTCCCGTTTGCAACATCAATTTGGCTTGATGTGCCCGTTATGGTGGCCGAGGTGATAGCACCTCCGGTGGAAAGCACGACAAGGCCATTAAAGCTGGCGTTTGCAAAATTGAAGGTCTGCCCGGTCAACGTGATTGTTGGGTCACCAGAAACGCCGCTACCGTCAGCAATGGACAGGCCATTTCCAGAAACGGCGATAGAACGGGGCGTAATGGCCGTAGAAGACGTTTTTACCTGAAAGCCAGTGCCGGAGTTCACCAACGACAACAAAGCGCCTGTGGTGCTGATATTGAATAGCCCTTGGGCACCGCCGTCGGTAACCGTCAGGCCATTGGTTGCGCCAACAAAGCGACTGTTTGCCAGTTGCGGGGTTTGGCTGACCGTCAGGTAGGTGTAGGTCTGGACAGGTGAGCCAGCAAGCGCCGCAGCCGTGGTCTGGACTGTCACCCCATTTTGGACAATGGGAACCGCCTCAGTGCCCGTAATAGCGCCAGCGGCTGGGAGTTGGAGTATGGTGACTTGTGCGGACATTATGTACTCGTATTGCTAGGTGGGCTGGGTGCAATCGTATCCTTGTTCCCCGTCTGCGTAGGCGTCTGCGTGTTCTGCTCGGTGGAGATGTAAAACTCGTTGTTGCCGCCAGTTAGCAGGTAGTCATCGTTCGCCGCAACGCTTGTGTCTGGGCGCGGGAAACGGATGGTGATGCGCTCTGTTTTTCTTGCAGGCAGGCGGTACGGGTCAAGCTGGTCTGCGCAGCCTTCGTTGCACACCCGCAGGCCGGGAAAGTTGGGGTCATTCCTCATCACCGAGTGGGCACGCTTCATCTTGCACCTATCGCAGACGGCGATGGACAACGTGGAGTTGCCAAGGGTGTCAAGGAAAATGGGCATTACCGTGTGTACACAGAAATGTTTGGCGCAAAGTAGATTGGCGACTTGTCACGCTCTTCATCCTCGGCCATCGACAGGTACTTTGCAGCCTGCCCTTCAAGGTACTGAATTTTGTTCAAGTCCACACCGGGCAATTCTTGCGACATTTGATGCGACAACATGCTCAAGACGGCCATGTACCAGCGTTGTGGCACTTCCAGTTCGCCGTACAAGTCGCCCACATCCATGATTTGGCGTGAGTTCCACACCGTCATCTGGTAGAAGGCGTTCTGCGGGGTCGGCCACAGCCAGATTTGCGACTGAGGAATGGTTCGATTGAACCAAAACTGGAACGGCTGGTTGGCTGTAAAGTTCTTGTTTGGCAAGTTGGTGTAGTCGTCGCGGTTCAAGCGTGACATGGTGATTTCGGTGGAGTTGTTGCCGAAGTACAGTTCGCGCAAACTCAGCGTGGTGCCGCTGTAGGCGCGGATGCGGTAGAAGCTGACGTTCTGCCCGTACTCAATGTCCGTCCACACCCACTCGTTGTTGACCACAACGATGCTTCCCAAGTCCACGAGGGTCTGCCAAGTGGTGCCGTCAATTGAGTATTCGTAGATGATTGACAATGTGCCAGACGCTGCGGGCAAGAACCCGATGGAGCCAACGTAGATGGGATTGGCCGTGCCAAAGTTGACCGAGATGTTGCCGTTGGCCGATGTTTGGGTGCAGATGGTGTCTACATCGCCGTCGTACAGATTGGCCGTTGTGCCGCCAGCAGACGAGGTGTACGAGCCATTGGGTCTGTCCAGATAGCGGTACAGGGCATTCAGGACATCGTTGCCACCCAGAGGCAGGTCGTAGATGTATTTGTCCGCCGTGAAGCCGTAGACCTTCTTGTCAATGGCCCAGTATTGGATGCCGATGTTGATGAGGTTGGACAGAAGGAAGAACAGCGACTCGCGGGCGGACAGCACCTGCTCCGAAGTCAGTTCCTCCGCCAGCTTGCCGCAGCGACGAGCGCCGTGGTCAATCAGGGTCTGTACCGTGATGACGGTAGTACCAGTGGTTCCAGAGTAAGCCATGTCTTACCAATTTGGAGAGGCTTTGTTTTTTGTGACGGTGTTTACTTTGCAATTGCCAAGGTTAATTTTTCCAGCTTGGGATTTTTTTACTTCTCCGCCTTTTTTCATGGGGCTTACCATGGGGCTTACAATGCTTTCTGGAATTTCCCTAGGTTGTGTTGGCGTTTGTGTTGCGATAGGAGTTGTGTTCCCAATATTTGGGTTTCCAATAGTTGACCCTATTTTGGGCATTATCATACCGTAACCACCAATTGCTTCATTGGCTGACATGGCAGCACTTGTTGCATCCATATTGGATTTCTGCGCACGGCTTAAAGCGCTGCTAATGGTTCTAGAGCCTTCGCCTACTTGGCCCAGTCCATCAAACGCAGTACCGCCACCGCCGCCACCAGCACCACCAGTACCGCTGGTAGGCATAATAGTTAGCCCAAGCTCTTTGCTCAAAGAGCCGCCATCTGCCATCTTCAGAGTTTTTTTGGACATGATTTTTCCTTTTAGGGTTTGATTGGGTTACCAATTTGGGGAGGCTTTGTTTTTTGTAGCGGTGCTTACCTTGCAATCTTTTGAGCCAATAGAGCCGCCTTTTTTGAAGTTTGGCCTTGGTGGCCTTGGCGGTTCTGGCATTGGGGGCCTTGGCGGTTCTGGCATTGGTGTATTTTCTGGCCTTGGCGGTTCTGGCATTGGTGTACTGTGCACTGACCTCACTTTATCCACCAGAGCTCGTAGTGAGGGCCCACCGGGCATTGGTTGTAGCGCTGGCTTTGGCGCTGGCTTTGGAGGCGGCGGTGGCGCACTCCCCCTACGAAGGGGAGGTGGAGGGGGAACAGATTTTCTTGAAGCGTAGGGGCCAGATGCCATAATTTTCTCCTTACCAGTTGGGACAATTCCACCGTTGCATTGAAGCCCTTGCGCGGCTTCCCTTCTCGCTTTTCTCAGCTACTGGCTCCATTCGAGCGCAGAAAGAATCGCGTCTTGAGCCGCCCTGTGGCTGGGGAGCCTTTAGGTTGGAACCAGTCTCACGATTGTACTTCTCGCGCCCTTTTGCGGTCAGTCCAGCGCCTTGCTTGGCGGGTAGTTTTTCACCACGGCCAATTGCTAGAGATGGGTTCTTTTTTGCCATAATTAAAACCTGTACTTGGCTGTTTTTTGAGCAATCTTCTTGGGCTGAGCTACAAACTGTTTTCCTTCGGCTTTTCCTGTTCTTTTTGCTTTGGTTGTCGCAGCGTATTCAGCAGGGCTAAGGCTTTTGATTGCAGCTTTTGGTAAATATCTCTCACCAGTTTCAGAAGATTTTTTACCACTTTTTGTTCCCCAATCTTGACTGCCCCAAGCCTTCAGTGATTGCTGAGGCTTTTTAATCACGATACCCACCGCCTGCTGCTTTGTATCGCTTGGCTACTAGCTGCGCCTTCCTTGCGCTCCACTGCCCTGCTGCGGTGCCTTGCGTGGCCTCTGATTTAACCTGCGACACAATGCGTTTGCGCATCTCTGGCTTCGTGTAATTGCCAGCCGCATTAACGCCGCCACCATCAGCCATGCGCTTGTCAGCGCGAACAAACTCTTTGCCTACCTTTTGAGGGATTCCGGTCTTCTTGGCAAACTCAGGGTTATGAGCAACCGCCGTCATTAGACGGTGTTGCGCAGGGGACTTGCTGGGCATTATGCGTACCCCTTAACCATCTCCAAAATGCACCAATAGGTGTCTCCAGAAGAGGCATCAGCAGTGCTAAACACGATGTCGCCAGTCACGCCAGCGCCGCCGTTGTTGGTGATGCCTCCGAAGCCCGTGAAGTCCAGCGTCTGCGTTGCTCCGGGCGAAGACAGAAAGAACGGCACATCTGTTGATGCGTCCCAAAACATCCTGACTTCCATGCCGTGATTGGCAATGTAGATTTTGGTCACCGTGACGTTGTCGCAGGCAGCGCCTGATGCGCTTGGTGTTAACGCAGAAACGTCTACCTTCAAAACCGCACTCTCACCAGTGCCGTCACTGATGTTTGTAAATTTCATAATTACCGTGCGCTCACCATCAATAAGCGTCTGGCTCGTCACTGCATCAGCCATAATTTATCTCCAAAGAAAGCGGGGGCCGAAGCCCCCACTCGTTTTTAACAAACGCTTCCGCCGCGTTTCTTGCCGGGGGAAACCGTCACAGACCTTTCGCGCTCTGTAACAGAACCTTGACCTCGACCCATTTGGCGTTGAGCTTGTTCAAGTTCGGTGAAATCCATGCCAGAAACACCTACGCCTTTATCTATCATGCGCTTTATGGCGTTACGCTCCGCATCAGTGACAGAGCCTTGACCACCAAATGCACCACGCGCCTTGTTGTATAGCTCTTTCACCATGCTCAACGGGTTCAACGCCTCTTCAAGCTCACGGCTTGCTTTATCGCTGATGTCCTTTGGGTTTTCCTTGGGGACATATCGGGCAGATTTAACTTTGTCCATCATGGACTTGGAGTTTTCATCATTTCCATAAACACTAATGTATTTGGAAATTTTTTCCATGTCCGATGGTGAACCACCTTCAGCCAGCTTCAGCTTGTTGGCTGGGCCGTACTTCAGGTTGCTATCCATCTTGGCTTGGCGCATCGCGGTAGCGTTTTCTATCTTGTTGACCGCCTGCAACTGTTTGTTACCCGGAGCGACTTTGCCGCCCTTTTTGTAGGTTCCAGACACTTGGTTGGTTTTAACAGGAGGTGAAGCAGGCTTGCGACCTTGCGGCATTGCCACGGCAGAACCAGCGCTGTTAACACTGCCCCCCGTGGCGAAGTGCTTTTTTGTTGCACCTCCGCGCTTGAAGCCACCAGCATTGCCGTTTCTCACGCCGCCAGTCGTGGCGGGTGAGTTGTCGTACCGTGCGGTGTCCATCATGGTCGTTGCGGGTGTTCCAGACATGCTCTCCGAAGGAATTCTTCCGCCCATTGCGTATCCGCCTTGTCCCTTCACAACGCCACCAGTAGCCATCTTCTTCATGGCTCCGCCAGCCTTGTAACCGCCGCCGTTGCCTTTGATGACGCCGCCAGTTGCACAGGCCATGCCGCCTTGTTTCATCTTGCCCTTGCCATCAGCCGCAAAATCAGGAACCATCTTCCCGTTTTTCTCAACCATAGTCATGCCGCCAGAAGCCATGCCACCATGCTTCATGGCAGAGTTCTTCATCATTTTTCCGTCAGGCATCATGTGCATTGAGCCGCCGCCCATCATGCCGCCCTTCTTCAAAGCCAGCTTGGTGCCCTTGCCGCCCTTGTGTTCTTGCATGTCATGCTGCTTGAAGGCTTTCTTAATCATGGCCTTGTCTTGCATCTTGTCAGACTTGCCGCCCTCTTTCATCATGCGGCTTGCTGCCAAGCCAACAGGAGCGGAGGGGCCAGCACCCATCTTGCGCATAGCGCGACGACGAGCGGCCAAGGAGGGAGCCATAGGGGTAGCCGCAGAAGGCATACCACCACGGGCAGGCATAGCAGCCATAGGGGCAGGTGGCGTAGCGCCCATCATGCCGCCATCGGCTCTCTTGACGCTGCCACCTTTTTTGAGCTTCAGTTCGACTGAAGGCTCAGTGGTCATCATTTTGACCATTGGTTTGAATTGGCCCATGATTTGCTCCTTATGCTTGTGTGACGCCAAACGCGCCAACACGGGTTGCATTCGGGCCTGCCGCAATTGCTGGCAGGGCTATGCCCATCACAAGGCGCTTAACACCGTCCGCCGCCGAAGATGGCAAATAAGTGCCTCGCACATCACCAGTGGTGGTGGTTGCTGTAGCAGTAGCGGCAACGGTCATAGTGCCAGCATCTTCAGCCAAGGTGTTGTCCCAGCCAGCGCGGGTGATGTAACCCCGGTCAATCACTCGCAAAGGCAGACCCAGAATATCAGTTGTGCCGACAGCCACGGTCACTACGCTGGCTCCCGAAGAAACAACACTGGAGATTTGGTAGAAGGCTTTCTTACCGCTCACAGTCGTTGACGCAACCGTTCCTGTTGCAATCACTTCGCTCATGGCTTGACCGTAGTAGTCGTAGCCCGAGACAGTGATGTTGACGGTAGTTGGGCTACCAGCGCCTGTGGTGGTAGACACAGCACGTGGGCAGTCCAGTTGCAGTCCGGTTGCACCGTTTACGAGGGTTGCCGACCTAACTCCAGCACCAGCGGCAAGCGTCAAAGTCGTGGCAGTGGTAATCACC